ATTTACGGGCAGCAATACCACGGTGGATAAACTTCGAATCGCTATCCTCCGCTTTTGATTCTCCCTTTACTGTAAGCTTGCCGTCTGCTGTTGATACATCAATGTCTGTTTTACCAAAACCAGCAACGGCTAATTCGACAACAAAGTTGTCTTCGTCTACCTTGATTACGTTATATGGTGGGTAATTTGTAGAAGCAGATACTGTTTGGACATGATTCCATGTATCTAGCGCCCTATCAAACCCAATAAAAAATGGGTCCTTAAAAAGGTCCCATGCAAATGTTGTTACCATTTTATTCCTCCTTCAAGCGAATAAGTTAATTTAGGACCCCGTTAGGGCATCCTAGGATAATTATATCATATTTAAAAAATCTTTTTTTTCTTATCTTTCATTTTTTCTGCGTCTGCTTCAGATGCATACAGGGCTCTTAGTTGAGCTTTAGCGGCAGATTCTCCTGAATGGCATCCGACCAATTCTCCGCTACCCTGCTTTACAACAGCGTACCCTTTACATCCTGCTACGTTTTGTTTAATTTCCCAAGGCATGTTTTTCTCCTAATCGTTTGGTATATCTTTAAAGTCTTTTGGATCTATTTCCACAAGACCTTTTTCTTTAGCTATTTTTTGTCCTTCTGGACTTAAATGCAAAGTTGCCTGTAAATTTTCATCATATTCAATTTCTACTAAACCAGCTTCATACAATTCAATCAAAGATCTATCAACATAATCAACATGAGACTGCCATAATTCTGGGGCTAAATCTTTTGCAAGTTCTTGATTTATAGAATAAATCATCTCTCCATTTTCATCCATGCCCTCTAAACTAACCACTCCTATCTCTAGATAATATGCCAACATCTCATCGTCATTCTTATCTTCAAGACTCATTTATGGTTCCGTCCTCATTTTTATCAATTGTTGTTTCTACTATCTGTTGAACATATTCAGAGAAGTGTTTTCTAATACTTCCCAATGGCCTGGAACCAGAAGATTTCCAGATTCGTTTATATTCTATCACATTGGCAAATGTGGTAGGACAAAGTGGTACTCCATTATACTCTTTTAATACTGTAGGCAGTGGGACGTGTTTGCCGCAACACTTACATTCTTTTGCTCTTTCTTGATATATACTCATACTATTTCCATTCCGTCTAATACATCTGATAAATCCTTGGGCATTCTCGGTGGCCTTATCATGTTCATTACGATCTCGTCTTCTTCTTTTTCTCTATCCCACTTCAAAGAGCTGTAGGTATGTATGTCTATCTCTTCGTTGTTTTGTGGCCTGCTTCTACTAATTGCGTTATATACAGAACCGCAAACAGCATCAGCCAAGTCTTTCGATCCTTTTCGTGGGTGATCAACCCTGTCTCTCATAATTTTTAATTGAAGCAATTCGTCTATAAGCAATTTAATTGCAGGTCCGCTTAATCTATCTTCTGCAACGACCATAGCCATGTCATCGTAATGTTTCTTTGCAACTGACAATGTTTCTGTGTTGATACCATATTGTTTTAATTGTTGCATCATGTCGTGAGAGTTCCAACGGTCAAATGTACAAACACGAATCTTAAATCCTTTTGTTCTAAGAGATAATATATAATCTTTAACTTCTGTAAAGTCTACGGATTTATCTGGAGTAGGTGTCCAATATCTAACTGCATCAACTTCTACAATTGGAGCAGGCTGTGAATAAGTGTCTGTTACTTTTACGTTTACCCATTTTTGTACGTGTGCCATTGAGACCGCACAATGGTCATGCTTCTGTGCGAGGTCTACATGCAAGAAGTATTCTTTGTCTGGATCTGGTGCAAACCAAGTTTCAAATCTTCCAAACTCATCTACTGCTAGAGCCATATTGCTAAATGCTTTTTCAATTTTTTCACGAGACTTAAAGAATGCATCAATTGCTTCTGATGGCATACATGCAAATCTTCCTAGTGCGTCTGGAGTATTTTTATAGAAAGCAACTTTAAAATCTTCTATGCTTCGTGTAGGATTAATTTCCCATGTAGGTCTACGCAGAGCATACATCCTAGGATATTTATAAGATAGGATATGATCTTCTTCCCATTCAATATCAAACTCATTACCTTCTGTGCCGTCTGGTAGAGTATTGTCTAATTTAAAATGATGTGTTCTTACTACCGTTTCTTTTTCAGCAACTACATCGTCATATCTTTGTTGAATATAATCGTTTTTATATCTTGGGAATGAGAGCAAAATAACTTTGCCGTAATCTGGGAAACGTGAGTCTACCGATGCACGATACATTTCATATATAAGACTTCCAGTCTTTGCCTGTTCATGACCAGTTGTATTTTCTACGCTAAAACCAGAAATTTCGTCAAGAATCACAACAATTACGTTGTATCCTTCCCAAGCCTCACGCTCTGAGTGACCTGAATGCACTGTGATATTTTTATTAAATTTAATTTCAGAAGCTTTTTCTGTATACTTTCCAACAAACCATGGGGACTTATCTATACGTGTTCTAAATCCTTTAAAGAATACGTTATTTGCCTGCTGTGCGTTGATAGCAATATTAATAATATCAATAGAATCTCCAGGAGGTTTACCGTAATAAGATGCTGGATCTTTAAGGCACAATAGTAAATATACTATATAGGCTACTGATATGGTTGAGCAGTAATCTTTTCCAGAACCTTTACCTAACTGAGCAACAACCTCATTGGCTGTTTGCTTAAACATTCTAACGCCTTCATCTTCACCAAACAGTTTAACAAGAGTAGACTCTTTATAAATCTGAGAACTTTTTTCAATAAGAGTGTATTGATATTCAGATAGTGGCGGCAGGCCCAAATAGTCTGGGCTCTGTACAAATGTTCTTAGATCTACTGGGCGTTCATCAAACTCTTCGCCGTCTAGCATATCAATTAAATCATTAAAATTAAGATCCATTAAATTGACCACCATCCCTGAGCAGTAGCTTTTCCACTAGATATCCAATCCTTGTGTAATCTTGCTACTTCTTTCCAATCAATTCTGTGTGTAGGCAGGCCACATTTTGGACACAGGTCTGTATCCATTTCTTTATAGACATGCTCACAGTACATTAGCCTCTTCTTCGTTTAGTATTACTGGTTCAACGATTCCAGTAATTTGCGATAAGCGCTTTGCAACATCCATCTTACATTTAGGACATGCGGCTGTTACTTCTTTTAAAATCTTGACAAGGATATCTTGTTTACGTTCTGTTTCTGCAATCTGGTTTGCTAACTCGGCATTATCTAACAAGCCGACTTCTTGCAGCATTCCAATTCTTTTACCTTCAATATCTGCAATTAACTTTAAGGCTGTAGCCTTAACATTTAATTGGCCCGCCTGATCTGCATCTTCTACAGTTTTCCACGCTTCTTTAATAAGCATGGCATAGTGTTGGTCTGCTCCTGAGATGGCTTCCTTAGCCCTTTCACGGGCCGCTGTGTCGTTGTGTACAACACTTTTCCACTCATCTATCAACTCGACCACTTCGGCTCTTTTAAAGCCTGTTACGGTGGCAATTTGGGTAGGGTTATTTCCCTTAAGCAGTTCTGAGACTACCATGTTCATGCGATCAAAGTGATCAGCTAATTCAATTTCGGACATATATTAGAGTATACTCTTAGTCGACTAAAAAATCAACTAGATTTAGCTATTTTATATAGAATTAGATATCCGATAAGGTCGTCAATGTCATTATCTCCAGCAAATCCCTGGTTATTCTTTACTCTATTTAATTTATCATCAATGCGAACCTTTAATTGTTCTGTTGCATCTGTTGTAGAAAATATTCTAATTGGGTTCAAGGCTGAGTCTCCGTATGATATATTCTTATCAATAAGCATATGAGCAATCTCATGGCATGCCTCCCATATCTTTGAACCAGATGGGGCACCTACAGAATGTAAATATAAATCACTGCAATTAAACTCTGACACATCTTGAAATACTGGTTTTAACATCATACGTCCATTTCTTTATATAGCTGTTTAAGTCCACGTAGTGTACCTATGTCCATATATCTGCCGCCTGGTCGAACAGATTGAATATTTGTTCCCTCATCTATCCACTCTTGAATTTGTTTTCCTGGGTGGTCTAAACTTGGATCTATGTATCTTATCATATTTTTTCGGAATAGCATAGTACCCCACATATCTTTATAATCGCAATCTGAAACCTTATCCTTTGAAGCAATTACCTTATTATCATTTGAAACAAGTACTTGTCCTACCCTGCCTTTTAATTCTCCTAGGCATTCCCATATACCTAGTACCAAATCTGCGTTAGTTTCTTTCATCATTTCTTTATATATATTTGACGGAGCATTTAAAATATACGTGTCTGGCATTCCTACCAGTACGGTATCATTGTATTCTCCTATCATAAACTTAATTGCATCAGACATGGTAGATGGTTCTTTTACAATTAATTTAATATTCATATCCATATTTTGAATAATTGGAATCCATTCTGGTCTAGTAGACACACGAACCTCATCACATACCTCAAGCATTTGTTCTACATGCCATTGAAGCAGGGATCTTTCATCAGATATTGGAAGGCAAAATTTAGGTATGCCTCCAATTCTAGATGCTTTACCTGAAGCAGGCAATACTCCTATCGTAGCCATTCGTGATCCCTTCTTCTCGATAAAGACCATTGTTTTGAAATTTCAAAATTATTAGTCTGCTTATATTTATAATATTCTTCATTCTTAACAAACGTCTGATGATTTATATTTTTTAACTTATCATCACTATTAATTGTTTGGCTTCCTACTTCAGGAGCTGTGTCAATAGCTGTTGATACTATAGTATTTTCTGGACAGAATCTTGCAACTCTTTCATGGAAATCATTGTCTTCAAAGTAAATTGGGTAGTAATACTCATCAAATAATCCAATTTTTTCTATTACATTTTCACCTACAGAAAAACATCCATATGAATCATTTGTAAGAATTAATTTATCTGGGCCACTTAATTTATCTATTTCTTCTAAGGCGCTATCTCCCCACCTAGTATCTGCAGAAGCAAACAACCAGTATTTAGAATGAGGGTAACACTTTATTGCTAAATTCCACGAAGCAGATAACCCTAGATTTGCTGGCATATTTAAAACTTTAACATTTTCTTTTTCTGTTTTAAATCCTCCACCATTATCTATAATTAAAATATTATCTATTGAATAATTAATAGAGTCAAGCATAGACTCTAACAGATCGTATCTATTTAATATTGGAACTACAAGGACTGGTATACTCATCTTTTTTTAATTAACTGAAACTTCTCTAAATATCTCTGTATCGTCATAGCAGAAACCTTACACTCGTCGGCAATTTCAGTTACCGTTTTCTTTTGAACCACATATCTTCGGTATAGCCATGTCTGACTTTGATACAACTTCATCGTTCTGTCAACACCTTATTTGCATAATGAGCAATGCCGAATGCATCTGCCACATCAAAATCTGTTAAAGATAGATTATATTTTTTATTAAAGTAATCTACAGTTCTTTGTTTACGCATGTTTCTTAATTGGGTTTTATACCAAGAGTCTGCGTATCCTGGATTCTTTAACCTTATAGCCGCCTTTTCGTCTTTAGTTGGGTTCTTATTTCCAATATATGCCTGCCAAGAACTAGGGGATATAGTAATAACGGAAGCACCAGTAGACATGAGCTCAGCAATAACAACGCCATAGACATAAGATAATTTTATCACGGCATCAGGGGATCTGACAAGTATGGCACCTTCTACCGCAATATAATCACTCTTTAACTCATCTAACATAGAACTTGTTTTAATTTTAGCGTCATGAATTTTTTCATATATATCTTGACCAACAAAATTAATCTTGCCCCACTTTAATGGCTTATCATTTTCCATAAGACAAAACGCTACTGAATTTGTAGAAGCATCAATGCCAAGAACTCTGCTAGCTTTTGTTTTTACCAGATCAGCTAATTTCATCTATCATTCCTTTTATCTTAGATCTTTTAGTAATATCTATTTTCTTTTGGCAAGAAGCACAAAGAGGGGTGTCATTATATCTACTTAATTGTGCACCACATTTTCTGCATCCACGAGCAGCGCCATTCCTAATAGCCTTTTTCTCATAATACTTTTCCATGATCCTTTTGTTTGTTGCAATTCTGCAACATTCATCAGAACAATATTTTTGGTTATGAGTTTTAGGAGTAAACTCCTTACCATTTAAACATTCTTTGTTTGCACAAATCACAATTTTGGAACCTTATAAGACTCAATTTGAACAGTTCCAATTAATCCTGCATAACATTCTTTTTTAATTGGACAATATGTGCAAGGCATCTTAGACTTTGAGGCACCTGCTGGACGCATTGGAAGGTCGCCTTCCTTAAAGTTATCCCATACTTCACACATCCATGTAAAAGCTTCTTCTATAATCTCCTTGTTCTTATCATTCATAGACACAGGAATAACAATAATCTCTTGAGTATTTTTATTCTCATAAAGGAAGAATCCTTCTTTTGCATTCTTTAGTTTCATGTATGTAAGTAGTTGAAGTAAATGATTTGTTGTAGGCTTCATCTCTGCCTGTCTTTGATCCCAGACTTCTTGCTTAGCCGTCTTAATTTCACCAATTACAGTTTCTGAATCATACTCCATAATTAAATCTATAAAGCCACGAATTGGCGGATACTCATTTACAATCTCTTCTTCTTCCGCTCTCCACTCTGGCATAGTCTTAATTAAATTTTGTAGTCTTTCATGAGCCTGTGTTCCCTGTGCCATATTAGCAACAGCAACTGCATCATTATCATCAATGAACATTGCGCCGCTAAATGCCATATACCAGTATCTTGGGCAAGTACCATGGCCATAGCCAAGTGTGCTTGGACTAAATGATTTCTTAGTCATCTCTCCATCTGCACGTTTGGTATTACGATACGACTCATCTAATAGCTGAGCAAATCTTTCTGGATCGAAATGCTTGCCTGCGTGTTTCTTAAACTTAAGATTCTTTACAATATCTCTACCCATTACTTGGCACCCATAACTTTTCTTTTCCTTTATTGTGATATCTAGCCATAACAAACAACAGGTCTGATAGACGATTTAAATATTTAGCAATGTTTGGATTGACATTTTCTATCTTCCAAACTTCACGTTCTGCCCTTCTTACAACGGTCCTAGCATTATGCAGTGGTCCTGTTGGTAAAACAAAAGATCTTAGTGGCTCTAGATATTCATTATAATCATCAATTACATTTTCTAAATACGTAACTCTGTTTTCAGATATACTTATTGTTGGAGCCCCTGCAAGCTCCGCTCCAAGGTCGAATAGATCGCTTTGAACTCTTTCAATAATGTCATTATATTCATCCGTTGCCATTCCAATAGCAGAGTTGGCTTCATCTACGGCACCAATAGCTTCCATAATTGGGTCTGTTTTTGAAACCCTTTCATTATTTGCAGTAGAGGTTTGACCATCATCACCAGTCTTTGTATAAATTTTACTTAATATAACCATTATGAACTGTACCTAACGACATACTTAAGTGCATCTACAAGTTTATCTATCGACTCTTTAGCTGAGTAATAAATATTTTTCTTATTATTGTTTACTGTTCCAGCTTTATCTTTAGCAATTGTTGAATATACAGAAGCCATCATAGAAAATTTTGTGGACATTGCTTGTAATTCTATAATTAAGTATGGGGCTTTGGCTGAAGGAACATCTGGATTCATCAACAGCTTTACCACAATAGCAAGGGCTTTATCTAGTTGATCATCTTTCATGTATTCATGTAGCTCATTAAATTCTGTAATAGAACTAATTAACTCTAATGTATTTTTATCTTCCGCCATTTTTAGCCTTATCTTTCTTGTCTAATTTATCTATGAATAGTCCAAAAGGGTATCCAATTAAAAAACCTATTGCAATTCCAGACAGTAAAAATATTTCCATCAGATAAACCTTTGAACAATACCGTAGCCTATCCATAGACCTACGATTCCCATTAATCCTGCAAATACTGGAGGGGCAGGAATAGGTAATTTAAATATACTAAACACTGCTCCTACTGCTGCTCCTACCGCTGTAGTTAAAAATATTTCTTTCATAGCCTTTACTTATCTTTCTTATGATTTACCTTGTAAGGGCCTAAGTCGGCCTTTACGGTACCATCTTTTCTAACCCTGACAATTCTACCATTTTTAATAATAGTTTTATTAAAAGGTATTTTGTTATTTGATCCCATGGTTATCCTCCCAAAACGTAATCAGTTCTTCTAGCATTGCCCATTCAACAATACCTAATCGGACTTTTGAATCTTCTCCAATAATAATCTTCAAGCATGGATGCATGTTTCTATTTACTTTAAATGTATCTGTGCATATCTTAGCCCAAATATCTTTATTTAATGTAAAAGAAGAATTAGCTTCTTTGTAATCTACTACAAAAGAGTACCATTTAGCATCACCTTTTTGATATTGCCCCCGCCCAGAATTCTTTTGAGCTTTTGCACCATCTCTTTTTATTTCAGATCTTTCTGACATTAGTTAACCTTAAATGAGTTTTTATGACCATCTGGACATTCCCAGCTCATTGTAAGAGACATTGCATCCCAAAAATATTCTTCTGCATCTTTATCACATTTAGCACAGGGTTTTTTACCTCCAAAACGTTCTAGTTCTGGTGGTTGAACTTTTTCTGAATAAATAAATTCGTTAAGATTTGGCACTAATTTCCTCCTGTAGTCTTGTAACTACTTTAGGGTTGTCACGAAGATACTGCACTGCCTTCGCTCTTCCCTGAAATCTTTCTCCGTCTACGGTATACCAAGCGCCACCCTTTTCAACTATGCCACACATTTCTGCAACATCTAATGTCTCTCCAATTAAATCTACTCCTAGGTTTTCTCCCTGATAGTAGAAATCATATTGTCCTGATAAATTTGGGGGACCGACTTTGTTGTAATCAATAATCCAATTGACTGGTCTGCCAACTCTTTGTTCAATAATCTTGTCACCAACTTTAATACCAGCTTTAATAGCATTAGCTTCGGCTTCCGAAGACCATAGTTTAATAACGGTAGAGGAGAAGAATTTAACTGCCATTCCGCCCGTGGGTATGTGGCTAGCATGCATAGATCCAAACTGGTTTCTCTGTTGTGAAATGAGAATAAGTAATGTATTTTTGTTTGCATAGTTTAACATTTTGACTGCGTGAGTCATATCCTTTGCTTCTGCACCGATTTGCTTAGTGTCTTGCAAATCTTTTAATTCGTTTCCATCTTTTTCAAAATAGATTGCTGGTAGCAATGCCGAGATAGAGTCAACAACAATAATATCAACTTCTGCTTCCATTAACTTGGTTGCAACATCTACCATATCGTTTACAGTTTTTGCCTGTGAATAAATTAATTTTTCTGAATCTACGCCAAGACTCTTTGCCCACTCTGGGTCATAAGAATGCTCTGCATCAATCCAAGCACAACTCTTGCCTTCTTTTTGTGCCAATGCCAGCATCTGTAAGCAAAAAGAAGATTTACCAGCAGACTTATTTCCCCAAACAAGAATCTGTCTTCCATAAGCAAGTCCACCCTTAAGAGCAAGGTTCAGTCCTATGCTTGGTGTTGGTTGCTTATCTACATTTACATCTACTGCTGATTGAACTCGTGCTCTTGTTTTTGGATCTAGCTTTGCTAATATATCGTCTAATACAATTTCCATTATTATTCTTTCTTCTCTCTGCTTATTATATCATTAAAATAGGTTGCCGTGAAGTCTTGGACGCTCTTTATTTTTATTTATTTTTGCGTCCAGTATTTCATCTAGGCTATGAAGAATTTGTTCTTCATTCCTCATTGCTGCGTACACATCTAGTAATCGAATAATAACGTCAGCCATTTCTTCAACTACCTGTTCACTTCCTTTAGATTTTCTAATTGCTTCTAATACTTCAGTAACTTCTGAATGTACAAGTGCAAGTTTGTTTCCAATCTTGTCATGAGAATATTCTCCATCCCAAAATCCTTTCTCTCTTGCTGTTTCATGAAGCATTGCTGCTAATGCGTCAAGTCCGTAATCGGCTAAAATTTCATTGCTGTTCAACTTTGTCCCTTAGACTAAATGTAAATGATGGGCCTTCCTCATCATAATCTATTACCAATTCTTTTTCTGATGCTCCTGCATCTAAAAATCTTAGAGTAGGAACAGTTAGCTTTCCGTATTCTTCTAAAACAGCAACCAATACT